AGAGAGGTAAACACTAACGTCCATGAGGCTGTTGTTGGACTGAACCACAATGCAGCCTCTATGTCTTGGGCAGCACTCCCCGCGAATATTTTGTACTCCCCATAAGTCTCGCCCAGGGTTTTGTTAACGTACTGGACAGACCCACAAGCATTAAAGGTGCTGGCGGGCGTAAATATAGGCTTCCCGGCACAACCTCCAACCAATAGAGCAGCAGCAACTATGAACAAAGATTTTCTCACTTGCTGACTTCCTTCAAGATAGCCTTGATGTCACTATTCTGTTCCACAATAGACTTCTCAATCCCGTCTAGGCGAAACTGGATGATCTGTACTTTGGTATCGACCTTTACAGCTTGGTCTTCATTGTCGCTGATCTTCCCCCACTGAATTTTGACCGCTGCTTGCAAGTCTCCAATGTCGTTAATGCTGTTGTAGATGGAACCTACCACTGCAACAACGGCAATCACAAGCGGCCACAGTCGTAGGAGCTTCCATAGAGGAGGCTCCCCATTGCGGGGGCTGCCTAGAGGGGTCAACTTTCCACCTTTGAAGCAGCTTCTATGATGTCCATTTCGGCTGTGACTTTAGTATGCATTTCGGCTTCAGTGATGTTGTTAAGTTTCGCCATTCGGGCCGCAAGGACCGATCCTGTCGGGCACGTTTACCTCTTACTGCGGCCAGTCAGGATCGGCCTTCGCCTTGGTGCGGGCCGCTTTGATCGCATCCATCTTGTCGGGGCGGCCCTCTTCCTTCTCGACCATAGCCTCGATGATCGCCATGACGGTTGACCCATGTGCGTCGTATAGTTTTTCCTTCTGCCGGTTTTTCTCTCTGGCATTACGAGCGGGTTGGGACGCTGCACGATCCACGATTAACTGATCCGCTGCCGCTTCTTCCGCCTGCGTCAAAGGAACTTCTGTGCCACCGTCTGCGTCTGCGATGATCTTGGTTCTAGCCATTACGAGTTATTCCTTCCGTACATGCGGATGACGCCGGTCTGGATTTCGTTGCCGCCGTCGAACAAGAACTGAACAGCATCGACAATAGCCGCCGACACTCTGAAGCCACTGCCCATGGCAACCCCCGGTTCACTGGTGGCTGCTCCGGTGATAACAGAGAGATGCCATGTGAACATCGTCTGGAATGTTGCATCAGCGGGGGCGTATAAATAAACTTGCCCGCTCAACGCCTCATCAGCCGCGTTACCGACGTGCGCCCCGTCAGTGGTCAGCAACATTTGAGCCGCGCCCGTACTTGAAGTCCCCCCCACCGACGCGCCGTTCATACGAACGAATGAGTAGGCATAGTCAGAACCACCAGCGTCGTAGCTGGCACCACCGTTCGCATCAGTTCGCATCCACAAATCTTGAAGATCATCCACTGGGTGGAGGTTGATGAGGTCGAACCGATACATGTCGTAGGTGCTGTCGATGCCGGTGAAGGCTAGTGACGCGCTGGTAGAGGCTGTCGCCGCCGAGATGAAAGTCCAGCCACCCGCACTCGGCACCAAGTCGAGGATGCCCTGGACGGTGTCTTTCTTCGCTACTCCATCGGTGGCGTCAATATGAATGAACTCATCGCCAGCAACAACTGTTGCTTCGGTAAGGTTGGTGCCGCCAGTAAGTAGTTCTGTAAGAGTAACAGTCTTGGAGGCATCGGGCGTATCGGATATGTCCGATATCACGAACTTGTCACCAACAGCCGGGGAGGCTCCTAAAGCCGCCAGACTGGTGATACTATCAAGCAAGAACTGTATTGTAATGGTCTTGGCAGCGTCAGGAGTCTCGCTGATATCCACAAGGGGAATCTTGTCCCCAACGGCCGCGAAAGCACCAAGAGCTGTCAAGTTGGTGATGGCATCATACAGGAATTGGATAGTAACCGCTTCCGCCACATCAGGTGTTTCGCTGATGTCGGCTATGCCGATCAAGTCGTCAATGGCGGGCATCTCTCCAGCAGCACTAAGGAGTCCAATACCATCTAGTACTGTCTGAAGCGTTGCGTAACTAGGGTCATCGCTATCATCTATATCTAGGAAAGCGAACTTGTCTCCAATAGCAGGGACAACAGTAGCGTCAGCAGCGTCAAAAACTCCTGGACCAGTCGCTCCCGTAGCACCCGTTGCTCCTGTAGCCCCTCGCGTTCCTGAAGTACGGATCGTCCAATCTGCAAGAGTGCCACTACCTCCTATGTTGGTCACGTTAACAACAAGAGTGGTAGTACTGTACGAAGTGATATTGCCGTGCATGTAATTGGTTGCATCGGCATCACTTGTCGCCAGCACGAAGTCACCAACGGTAAAGTTCTTTCCGGCATCGACAGTGAATGACTTGGAAGCGACTTCAATCAGCAAAGAAGTTGTGCTAGTGGTCGTCGTGCCTATGTCGATGAGAGTGATGATGTTGCCAGCAGTGACAGCTTCATCGTAAGTCTCTGTTGCTCCTGAAGTGAAAGCAGCAGCCACAACTCCATACTTCGTCCCACTAGAGACAAACTCGTTCACAGCATATGCGGTGTTAATTGCGAATGTCCCTGCAAACGAGAGATCGGTGGAGATTGATTGCCAATACGTGCTGTTGGCTGTTCGGCTGGCCGCAAAGGTTCCAGTACTGGGCGTGGTATGTGCTACCAAGACCTCCCAGATGGAGTCCAGATCAGTGTCAATATACCGATTTCCCGCTGTAACACTTAGAGCGTTTTCCCAAGCACCTTGCACCCCTGAGATAGTTAGGTATCTAGCTATCAGGGCGTCAACAATGTGCCAGTTGTTATGCTCTTCAGTGTGCCAAGGAATCTTATCGAAGTCGGTAAGATTGAACTTGAAGTTTGAAGTGGTGTTAGGAGCAGCCATATCACTTCCTAGACGTCGATTTCGGTTCCCACAACCTGAACGTTACAAGCAACCAGGGCGTCTGTGCCGATGGTGTATGTAACGGTATCACCTGCTGAGAGGTAATACTCTGCTGGCCCAGGGCAACAGGTGAGTGCAGCAGTGGTGCCATCAGGATCAACAGAAGTAGACGGATCATGCAAAGCCGTAGTCGAGTTTGACCACATAATCTCCGTTGTGGGCAGGTTAAGGTGTGAAAAAGTCACCACACCATTAACAGTAACAAGGAAGTCCCCTGTGCTGTTTGCAGCGTGGGCTTCAATCTTAACCTGGATCTTGCACTTAGCAGCCTTAGCTGCGGGAACAGTATATACGGTCGTGGTGCCAACTGTAGTAGTAGTTGCCTCACCAAGAACGCCAATAGCATCGGCCATCGTCTTCTCCTACAAGGACTGAGTACCAAAAGCAAGCAGACGAGGAAGACCAGTGGCATTTTGCTGCGCGGTAAGCTCGTTCTTGATAATCAAAAACTGAGCGCGGAAAGCCGCCTTGCTGGTTTTCACATTGTCGGCCGGAAGGGTGGAGTCAACAGAGCTAGTAGCCATGATTATCTCCTGAGTGATCCGCGTTGATATGCTAAAGTGATTGCAATGAACTTCAACTCTTTCGTAGCATCGCCTGATATTCGCAGCTTCTCGATCTTGTACCTAGCTGTCCAGGCAAACAACTTTTCTAAGCGGGTAGGTCGGCCACCACCAAAGTCTTCGCCAAACTCGTCTCCACCGAAGCCGGGAGCGTCCCCACCTTCGAAGACCATTGACAAGGTGGGATCAAGAACATCAACGTCCCATCCAAGTCCATCATCCCACTTGAGGGTGTCCTCTACCCAATCTTCTCCAAGGTCGGAGCGGTCTTTGTAGATGTTGTCTACAAACATTTCAACGAGAAATCGATTGTCGCCTACAGTATCGAAGCCGATATACCTACTGGCTTTAGTAAGGAACCGTTCTTTGTTGTCCGACCAAGGAAGTTCCCAAACAAACTTGATGGGAACTCCACTATCGGCGGTGTCTGCTACAGGGTTCCATCCAGTATAATCTGACCAAGGAGTGTCATCGTCCCACATTTCTTGGTCGCCCTCGTAGTCTTTGAAGACACGATCACCACCTACATAGTCTTCCCCAAGAATGTAGACCTGTGTTCCTTCTGTCAAGAAGATACGCTTCAAAGCTGATTGACAACCAGACCGGAAATTCCAATTCCTCCAATCTTGCCACGCGGCGATTTTCAGCTTCACATTTCTCTTGTATACAAAGCAACGGGTTTCTGTTGTGTCCGCGGCAACGTCTGTGTCAGGGACAAACACCATGAAGTTGTTAGCCTGACTATCCCACAACGACCAAACTCGATCTTCTTGTGCAGCAGTCGCCGCAAGGTTTCCAACGGAGAAAAGATATGCAGGGTCAATTAGCTGTGACGCTCTAGAGCTGGACACGTTTCCAGTGAATAATGCACGCTTTACATTGGATATGCCAGCAACATCTCCGAATAGCATATCCTCGCCAATGGTTTGGATTCCCCGGTGAGAGATTGCTCCAACATTCTCGATTGCATCATCGAAGGTGGGAGTGTGGTCGCTACCGTCGAATACTCCTAGCGTCCCAGGCAGGATAGCATTTTCAAACATGACCATAATCTTGTCACGGAAGCGTCCAAGCCCTTTAATCACATTGGAACCACTAGGGACGCGAGAGCCTAGATCAAGATTGACGGCATCATTCGGCGCACTGTCACCAACCCATGTCCCACCAACATCTGTAGCAGAAATGAATAGCCGATCTTCCAGACCATCATCCAAAGAACCAGCCATCACTAAGTAGCGTCCATGAGCAACAACAAAACGAGCAATCGGTGTGTTAGTGTTGGTTTTGTCAGCCAAATCCTGTAAGAAGGTAACGTTCATACTGGTGTCGATGATGAGTGGCTTGTTGACTCCATTACAGACAATCAACGATCCATTGAATTGTGCAAAACTAGCGAAAACTGTAGTGGCCCATCCAGACGGAGCCCCAGGCAACGCTCCGGCCAGGTTATCATTCCAAATCTCTGTAACAATCCCGGAGCTATCGATCTTAACAAGCTTGCCGTTGGCTCCAACACAAACGATAAAATTGTTAAAGTACTCACAATTGATGATTTCGTCTAGGTAGTCTTCTGTGTCAGCAAACAATCGGGTTCCCGGACGAACGGAGTTTGATCCGTCAATACTTCGTTGCATGTTCTCTAAAAGCTTGGAGAACTTGGTATCAAGATTCAAGTCATTGTCAACAACATTCCACCCACCACTGAAGTCACGGATGGTAGCATCAAGTAAGACATTCTTCCGCTGGACTTGCGGGGGCTTACCGTCTGGGCCTTGTGGGAATAGAAATGTATCCATTAGAACGGAATCTCATCATCTAGGGAAATTGGAACCTTGTCTTTTGTCTCCTTAATCGTCGTGTCCACGGTCTGTGCGGGCTGGTGA